ATCTACCGCCTCAACAACTTTGTTGAGTTTTTTCGTATGGTCCTTATCTATAGCCTCTAAGAGCTCTTCTAACTTCTTAGAGTGCTCAGCGTCTTGAGTAGTAAGGGCAGCTTCTGTCGCAATCTTAGTGCGCTCATCAACCTTGTTATCCACTGCTTCATTGAATACTGTTTCAATTTGCGCTTGACTTTCTTCTGTAAGAACGTCTTTACCGGCTTCTTTAAGTAAATCAGATATTTTGCTCATGATTAAAATAAATCCTTTTTAGTTGCTTTCGCTATTTTTTGTTTAATTTTACCTTCAGCTACTGACTTTAAGTCCTTACTGGCTGCGGCATAATTTTTGTCAATAATATTACTGACAAAAGATTTGATCTGTTTATTTCGATCCATCGTAATTATTTAATAATTTCTACCATTTTTTATATGTTTTTTATAAACTCAATAAACTTATTTCTTAAGTATTGATCAACATCTGTATTTGGTAATTTTTTTAACCCCTCTTCAAACCTATCAAAATTTTCTTCGAAATCACCGTTCTTATTTAAAATCCATTGTTTTGATTCTAATATACCATTTACAAATGCATCTGAATAGGACGGATCGGCAACACAATCAATAGCAACTAACTTCATCTCACTAACATGACCAACTTCACTATCAGTTTCTTGATCAATTTTACCTAACGCTCTTGATGACATACCAACCCGGACACCATCTAGTACTAATTGCTTTACTATAGTACCGCAAGGAGTTTGTAATATCTTACTCTTACCATAAAAAATGTTACCGTCTTGTTTCATTTCGGTAACTATATGGCATGCTCTTTCTAAATCGACTTCTGCTGTAGTAGGATGATTTAACTCTCCCATTGCTCGCTTAGTATGAATCATTTCTTTTTCATACCGAGTAACTTCCTGCACCATACTGTCTAAATCATAAACTCGGTTGTTCTTATTAACATCCGAGGCCATCATATAAGGCCCTTTAATATATAATCTAGATTCAGACTTATTATTCTTTTCTTCTACTATATACTCGAACTCTGAAGGATCAGTTTTCTCTACTAGTAACTTAAAGGCCATAGCGCTATAAAATATTTATTGTTTATGCTATCTTTTTCCGTTAAATAATTCCTTTTCAGTTAAAATCAGGAAGTTATAACCATGCTCAGCAGCCCACTGTTTTGCGGCTTTCCACTTGGATTGATTAATATCGTACGTAGCTTGCTCATGTAATAACGTACGTTGTTTTTTTCGGCCGCGCATTACTGGGCGCTGAGTTTGACTGTATGGCTTTATTTCTATTAAATATTTTACTCTTTTATCTCTCTCTTTTAATACTAAAGTATTATCAACATAATACTTATGTGTTCTTGAATCAATAGGACTTATGTATGGGACTATAACACCTTCACTTGTCCATTCAAGTACATTTGGATTATGATCACACCATTTAAAAAAATGTAATTCCCAAGAGCTCCTATATTCAGGATATTTTTTACCTAGAAACTTTTGACTATAAGCAGGCCTATATATGCCTTTTTTAAAATTACCTCTTTTATGTATAGTCATTAGCCTACAAAGAACATAGGAGGGTCTGAATCTCCGAACCCAGCCGTGGCGCCGCTCAATAATCTTTCTTCTAATTTTTCCTTCTCTGTTAGACCTTCCTGTAGGATAGAAGTATCTAATGCTGTACCACCAAATAACTGAGCATTACCAAATTTACCTCTTACTCGTCCTAGTGTAATTTTAGTTAATGCAGTAGCGTATTGATACACCCATGGCTCTTTAATTAAATCCTTAATAGGCTTTTCAACATAACAACTTAATACTCCCCAAAATTGTTCACCTGATTTAGGTTCAGGTATCATAAGTAAGCGCTGCTTGGCATCATCAAATCTGAAATAGCGTTTTGTTGAGAGCATTTTCTCTCGTGTTTCTAACCACTGCTTTAATATATACCAGCTAATTAAATCAAACCCATAGTTACCCATTGCGTAACTAAAATAAGTTTGTTGCGCTAAAGTTTGCTCAATTGTAAATAATGTGTTTAAACTACTACTTGTCGACTCATCATAACTAAAAACGTCTATTACCTTTCTACCCTGTCTAGTAAGCCCGTCAAAATATCCTACATTACAACCTCTTCCTGTAAGAGCACTTACGGTAGTACTATCATTTTCCATACTAGTTCGTGTACCAGCAACTGATGCAGTTGTATATTCATTACCAGTTAATGTAACACCAATCTTTACAATATTAGTACTAGTAGCCACAGTTGAACTTACAGCAGAAACTATCGATGATGCAGTCGTATATACATCACCATATTGAGTTATATCAACAGTAGCAGTACCACCGTCTGCTGATGTACATGTAACAAGAGACTTTACCACATGAACTCGATCAGCGTCTAACGTTACTACAAAAGTATATTCAGACGGATAAGTTGGAATTGTGCTACAGTCAAATATATATACAGGGTGAAAACCATTCCCAGTAACTGCTGTACTTGAAGTTGTTGGTATTAAAGTAGTTTCTCCTGAGGAAGAGAAAACGTCTTTTGCGTATGTACCAGACAATTCACTAGTAATAAGAAATAATTCTCTAAGATCCAACCCTTTACCTAGCGTGTACTTACTACTATCAACAACTAAATGCTCTAAAGTATATCCAGCAAACTTAGAAAACATTTCTATCGCTTGAGCTATATGAGTAAAGATTTGGTTACCATGTAATTCTAAATTAATAGTAGGATATCCTAATCCATATGTAATTCTATCAGCTAGCTCTTGATAAGTATCAACTGAATTGGCAAGATATGTAGAATATAAATGACTCCCCGCATTTAAATAATCATTTGTCCATGTACTAGTGGCCACATAATTATTTATGGTAGTAGGCTTGTAGTTTCTTTACGCTTATGCTGGTAACGCAGACGGCTCGCCGCCTGGAGTCGGTACCGGGGCAGGTGTACCAGGCGGGGCCGGCTCACCAGCGGCTGGAGGTGTGCCTGGGGGCGTCGTAGGACCCATCGGCGGAGGTGTCTCGTCTGGACCTGCCCCAGCGGCCGGGACGCTCACGTCACCACCAACACCAGGCTCCGGTGCACCGGTACCAGCAGCCCAATCAGATCCACCTTGTCGAATTTGATCTAATTCAAACTGTAATGCAGCATCCTTTCTGAGCCATTGTCTATTAGCTTTGATTTGTTCATCTGTCCATCCAAGATACTCTTTTTGACCATATCCCTGAGATATAGACTCATTACTAGTAACATTAGTAAAATTATTAAGCTTAAGATCCATTATTTGCTGTCTACGTAGCTCAAAATAATTTCGTGGCGGTGTAAAATTTAAATCAAATACATTCTCTCTTAACTCAAAATCTTTCCACATATTTTTTAATTTAAGATGAGTAATAAAAGCATCCTTTAAGCCGGTAGAAAATTGATGCTGGAGTCTAACAATAAAATTCGCAAACTTTAATTCTTCTCGTAAAACATTTGCATCTGCACTATATTGAGATGTATCAGTATCAACTCTATTAGTAGGTACTTTAAGTGCCTTATATAATTTCTTAATAAAATAATTTAAATCTTGTAGCTCACCTAAATTTTGACCACCAGGTAAGGTATTAACCTCTGTACCAGCACTACCTTCTCTTTTTGGAAACCAATAAGCATCTAACATTGATTGTGGGTTAAATGAATCAACTCTTTTATTTTCATCTAAACTAAATGTTTTCTTACTCCAATAATTTTGCATTAAGCGACGTATATAGCTTTCTGCTTTAGGAGTGCTCATATTACCAACATCGACATTAAATACTAACCGCTCTGGAGCTCTCACCAACCGATATATTATAATAGAGTCTTCAATTAAAGATAACTGTCTATAAGCTCTACGTGCATTTTCAATAAAAGGTATTCTAAAAGTTTTATTTTCATTCCACGTACCAGAATTTACATATGTAACCTGATTCTTTTCCAATGGAATAAAATCTTTATCTTGCATAGAATTAAACTGCTCTTCTGCTTCTTTATGATGTTTAGCTTTTCTAAGTAAATATGCTTTGATGTGCATATTTTGAAAATTATCATACACCGGATCAATAGCTTGTACAGGTACATTTAGAACACCAAGGATTCCTTCATTAATATGTTTTTCATGTATAATATTTTCAAAATAAAGTTCTCCATCAACAAGCATCGATCTAACATACTCCCATCCATTCTCCTTAAGATCAAACAAATTAATAAATTTTTCAAATTCTTGATTAATCTGCTTTGTAACTAATGGATCAAAATCAACTACACTTCTGAAATCTAAACTAATAATATTACCATGCTCATCTTCATTTAAAAACTCATCACAGATTTCATCTAATGCATCAGCGACTTCAGCGAACTGCGACATTGTTCGATAATCTCTTACTCGCCTATACTTGTCGACATCAAGAGTAGCATACATTAACTCATTGTATGCTTTATCAGCTAAGAAGGAACCAATTGGATGACTTGACTCTGGAACTTTAGGCGCAAGAATAGAATGTTGCGCTAACAATTCTTTGCGTAATGATCCTGCTTTATAGAAAGATTTAAACTTAGGATTCTGTTGAGTCACATCATCTATAATTGACGCAGGAGACCTATAGGGTAAGTTATTTTGAATAAACTTCTGCAACCCTCTACCAAATGTACCTTGATCTTTTGCCATTTTAATTAATTAATTGTTATACCGTCGATTGACCCTAGGTCCGTACTAAGTTTTCCATACCCTGCAGGATTAATTGCTATTATATCAACTATACCTGTTGCTGTAGCTGTTGGAAATGTAATAGACATACTATTATAGTTATTTAGCACATAATTGCTCGTAAAAAAGCCACTTACTTCGGGATAATATGCTGACAGGCCAGAAAATGGTGTACCATTTGTAGAAACAGCAGTAATTGAATTGTAAAAATTAAAATTAGTTAATGATGGACTGTCGGTAAATAGAGGAAGCCCATTAGTACAACTTAACATTACTGCTGTTAATGTTGCAAAATTATATCCTTCAAATGTTATTTGACCAGAAAGAGCATTAGTCGCGCCACCGTAAACATTTCCAGTATTAAAAGCACTCACACCACCTGTTCCAGAAAAAGCAGAACTATCACCTGTAAACTCCGGTCGACCAGAAAGTTCGAGATTATCAAAATCGCCGCTTGTTAAGACGTCAGTCAAAGTTGAATCGTATTTTATAAACTTACTCATAACCAAATGTATTTACAGGTACGAAATCTTGATCTATAGTAAATATGTTCTTAGTATCTTCCGTAGGTGGACCTTTAAATAACCAGCCCTTCATTGTAAAATTCGTATTAGCAATAATTCTAGCTGGTTGAGTTCCAGATACTTCAACTGGATAGTCCAAGCTTAAATTACCATCCCATAATACCTCAGTTCTAATTTCAAGATTATTAACTAGATTTTGGCTTGTAGGTACTATCCAGCTTATAATAATATATGGGTTATTATAAGGAACAAAATTGCTTAAAATCTGATCCATATCAGTTTGAAATTTTGCCATTATGGACATACTGATACCTATGTTAACTGGGATAGGTGTTTTCAAGTGATCTGAATCAAACGCTCCACCACTAACTGATGGCGCTTTACTATAATAAAAACCAGGAATCTTATTAAAAACTCTATCTGGGTCTCTAGTTATAGAAGTATAATGAACTGCAATCGTAGGAAGCTTTAATGATTGAGCTTTATTAACTATATCGTGAAGAGCTCTCTCTTTAGGGCCATAATAAAAACCTACCTTTAATTGATCAACAACTGTTTTACTTCTATTATATCTATTAATGATAATTTCATTAAAGGCAGTAATAAACTGCCTGATCATATCTTTTAGCTCAAAACCATAATATTGGTTTTTCATTATAAATATTTATTAAATAAAACGATCTATAAAATAGTTTGGTAACAATTTTGAATATTCTGGTATTAATTTTCTTATACTACCAGCATCAATTACATACGTTGTACTATAATCATTCTCATCTCGAGTACACCGACCACACTGTTGTACGAACGTTGTAAACATTTTATTAGTATACCATTTATAATCATTTTTTGACATCTCTTTTATTCTTATATCACCTAAATCTGGCCATGGACACTTTATAATAACACAAAATCTTGAGGCGTCACCTTTCAGATCAACTCCAAAATTTAATGAAGGGCTAGCTAATACTGTTGGTGAGGAACTATTAGAATGTTCTGTAAGAATGTCAATATTATCCTTATCACCTCTTACACGATATAATACCCGGTCAGTTTTAAGTTGTTCTTTTAATTTTAAAGTTAAAACATTTGACTGTGTATGAATAAGCCCTTTTTCATCTTTGTGCTCTTCTAAAATTTCCTCTACACACTTAACGACTTTAGGAAAATATCTATCGATATTCTTTTTTGAAAGTTGAAATGTACCAAATATAATTGGAGAAAGGGTCGGATCGAACGATGAAGGTAAGTCTATATACTTATAGTCTTGTTCAGGTACTCCTATATTTCTCATGAACCGTTTATAATCAACAAACGTAGCAGACATAAAAAGAACTTTATCAGCATATTTAAATAAATGCTGTGCTAGTACATCAATCTTTTTAGGTATCAATTGTATGTATTTTTTATTATGAATATAAGCTTTATTAATAATATATTCTGATTGTTGCCAGGTATCAATAACAAGAGATATATCTCTTTTTAAATCTGCGATGAATTTAAATTCTTTCTTTACCGCATCACTTATTGTGTCAGAATGTTTCTCAAGCATTCGAAGCAACGCAATATACCGACCTTCTAATTCAATTTGTAATTCAATTAAATTACTACAAAACCGTTTCCTATTAGATGAATATAATAAACTAAAACCATACCTATTTAACTTAGCCAAATCAATACTACAGCTAAACCGACTAACGATTATATTTTCTAATTCAGAAGCTTCATCACATACGATAAGTTGCCTATACTTTAAATGATCTGGTTTATGAAAAAAGCTAGAATAATTTTCGACACTAATTTTTGCTACAATTGATTTATTTCTCGCTTCATAGTAATCACACCTATTACAGTCCCAGCATTCTTTTTTTAATTTACTACTAAAAATACACGGTGCAACATCCGCAACACTTCGATCATCAAAATTACAAATATAAGAACTCTTACCTTTTAAAGGTTGTATGTCTTCAAAGTCTCGAGTATATTGATCTTGTAATGCTTTTGTTGTTGTTAGTATAGATGTCCCGTAATTTTTATTTTCAAAATCATCTGCATATTCATAAGTTAATTTACTTTTATCTCGAGTAATTTCAAACGCTCTATAGTCAGAAACTAATTTCGATAATCTTGATGGAAGTTTCTTAAAACCATTAGCAATTGTTTTTGCAATAAAACTTTTTCCACAGCCAGTTGGGCCTTGCAATACAACGAACTTGCACTCTTCGAAACCTTTAATAATGTTAGGTATAGCATATCGTTGGCTTGAGGAAGGAACATATCCTTTCGGGAAGTTTTTAAGACCCATGTACCTATTATAGTATCTCTATAGAGAGAAGCAAGTCATAATACTTATTACGTTTATTCTTAACTAAGCGATTAAATCGAGCTTTCCATAAAATATCATTTTGATGAATATGAGACAATGTGTAATCAAAATATATTATATTATCTTTTCTAATAATATTAAACGGATAAAGTAGTTCAGTTTTTTTATTATTAGCGAAAATTAATCGAATATTAAAATCTTTAATATCATATAATATTACTTGTCCAGTTCCTAGTGTCCTCTTTTTAGAGGTAATCTTAATAGTATTAAGTAATAATGATTTTAATGTATCTTCTATTAACTCATATGTCATGTGTTCATAAAATCCAATTTCTGTCCTGCCGACATAGGAACAATCTTTTCATTTAAATATGTCCAAAACGTTTGATCGGCTTCTAATGTACTAATTAAATCTACAGTATCGCAATTTATAGTTCTATAATCTTGCATTAATATATCCCAAGTTATAATTAAATTTTCTTGATTAGGATTATATTTAAGGCCTTGATGAGGAGGAGCATAATTTAAAACAACACGTCCTTCAACTGAATTCAAAAGCTGTACATTATTAGTACACAACATTCGACGAGTCGCTGGGCGACCTGGTTTGGAGTTCCGTCTAGCAAACTTAACCTCACATACTTTATCTAATAATGTAGCTTTAAGAGTTGCAAGGCTAGTTATCATGTTCTTCTAATTCTTCACAAATACCAAAAAACCGTTCTTCATTTATAAAAATACAGTCTCTAAGAGACTCATCGTATCCTTTAACTGACATATTATCAACCTTTATTCCCTTATCATCCGGGAAGCAAATAATATCTCCAACGGTAGTATACTCAACTTTAGGTCCAATTAATATAACCTTTGCTAGACGCCACGTACGTTGAACTTGCGCTAAAGGAATATGAATACCATTTCGCATAACAGATTTACCGTCGTTAGCTAAATCAACAAATTGAGCTAAGACGATATCATCCAAAACTTTACTTAGTTTAAAGCCTTGTAGACTGAAGGTATCCGTATTTTGATACTTCTCTAAATCAACTAAACTTCTTTTAGGATTATGATCAAAACTGTCTCTTTGTGAATCAGTTAGATCCATTTTATCGAGCTGCTTTTCATAATGCTGCTTTTGTCTTTTATTCATACTTTTTAATATTTATCTTAAATGTTTCTGAATACAAATCCACTTCACGATGTGACAACTCATACTGCTTACAAACCTTTTCATATATTGTTTTATCTTTTTTTATTTTCTTTGTATAATTAATATATTTTCTTTTTATTTTCGGGATTAAGGCATGTAAGAAATTATAATGTTCAGTGTTAACGCTAAAAACTGCCCCATACTTATTAACGCTATTATTAATAATGGGAGCCAATTGTTTATCTGCAAAAGTTATATACCTATTCACTATATACGATGAATATAATTGTGATGACATAATATCTACGTCAATTTTATCTTTTTCAAATAAAATGTTAGTAACAAAGTCAAAAAAGTTATTTGCTTGTTTCATAATATAGACAGTTTAGGTTCTTTATCAAAACCTCATCAAAATTTTGCAAAAAAATTTGGGACACGGTATCAGCCGCATGCAATAACTTCCTTAATAGGAGAAGCACCCGGGTTTTGCAAAAAAAAATTGGATCTAGGTTTGCATCTTTAAAAGTTAGTTGGTAAAACAGCCAAATAAGGAGTTCTCCCGGGTTTTTGAAAAAAATTTTTGTCCTCACTATAAAACTCATAATGTCAGTTTTGTAGTCGCGATAAATGCGTCATCTGTCATGGAATAGTAGGTATCTATGATAATTTTCATGAATTCTTCCGCCTGGTTGTCGGTTAAATTAGTGGAAAACGCAAAAGCTGGTGCTTTATTCCCCGCAGTCACGTTAATTGCAGTGTGACCAATCGCAACATTGTCTTTTGAATAGGTTATACTTACACTACACTTACCTTTTGGTTGAATAATGCCGTGTTGTTCAAATTCTCTATGTACAATTAAGTCGTCGCCGTCCACTTCGACCGGAGCTTTAAGATATAGCGTCGATAAAACATTTGCAATTTGTGTATTGAATAATCGCTGAAAGAAGACAGCACCCAGAGGGCATAAATTAGGAAGTTCCCAACAAAAATTAACAGCGTCGTCAGAGTAAATAAAATCATTGTTAAGAAGGTCTTCATTGTCAATCATTCCCGCTGCTTCTACCTCCATCGGGGCACGAAACGCAACAATATTACCAATCGGGAGAGTTTTTCTTCGAAAATATTTATAGGCAAACCGTCCATGAATCAAACTTCCATCATAGAGATCAATATCTTTTAAAATCATATGATTATTATAATATAGCTACAAAGAAAATCAATCAAATGAATAATTAAAATATTCTAAATCATCCTTACATAATTCAGTAACAATATCTATAATTTTAGAGCTAGTATAATATTGTTTATAGTCGACTCTCTCGCTTTTTTTTTCGAACCGGTGTTTGGAATTTTTTAATTGCGGGATTACGGTTTCTAATTCTTCATACCTAATAATATTAGTCTCTGGGATGACAATTTCAGTTCTCCATTGATTTGGATATGGCCAATTATATTCAATCCAATTTAATTGTCTCCAAATATATTGTGGTACACCACGACCAGAATAATCCCAATGGTGCGGGCAATTATTCATAACCCAATCTTCAAAAGAAGTAGCATAAGGCGCCGCGGCCTTGCGGCCAGTTCCCGAGCCCAGTTCTTCAACCGAAAGACTTTTAT